GTATGGGTCACCGAGTCTGTCAGATTCAATACCCTGGAGTTTTAAGTCTCCATTCTTATCTCTGACCAATACAAAAAGGAAATCTCCATCACGGAGCATGGACATGGTTGCAACCTGCATAAGGGTTGAGCCAGTGTGCCTGGTTGATAGGTCGCAATTATTAAACCATTCATTCCAATACGCCTCAATCTCAGTGTTGGTCTTGGGGTTGTCTGTCCTGGCTTGGTATGTAATGTTTGATGCAACATGGCTTGCAAACTTCATCAATATGGAGCGAACCAGACCATTGTTTTCTGCCAGGTCTCTTGCCCTCTTCATCAACTCTACACGATCATAATTTGATCTAAAGTCCTCTGCACCAGATAGATTGCTCGGACCGCGTCTTTCTCTGGTATATTTTACTGCATCATATTCAAACTTGGTAAGGGCTTTTTTTGCCATCAGCCTTTGAACCCCAGCCTGGGGATTTACAAATGAAACAAGCTTATCCAGGAATGTTTGTTTAAGCTTCATGGGCCGAATTTTGCATAGGTGGTTCTAATTCTTGTGCCAGATGCAGACTGAATGGCAATAGTCAATTCAGCAATAATCTCTCTAACCTCAGATAGGTTCGCCCTGCTGAATGATCTTCCAGCAATTGAATAACTTGCACCAGCCACCGCAATTGCCTCTAGACATGAAACATACTTGTCACGCAAGGAATTTAAGGTGGCGATGGGTAAGCCAATGAAATCACCCTTCGCCATTATTCTCAATCTCCTCTGTCAAGCCTGCGGGCATGATCTTCAGCCTCTTATGCAAAGCCGCACCCACAATGGCCATGCATTCACAATCAAGTAAGTGGTTGTGCTTGCCTATCTGCTTCCATACCCTCCTGGTTCTGCCTGTCATGGGATTCCTAACCTCTACCTTTGTTTCAGATGAAATGTGAACTTTCCAAACCTCTGGTGTGTCCTCTGCAATAAACCCATCAGTTTTCAAAAGATTGGAGAGGATGTCTTTGATGGCTGGGTTTGACCATCTCCAAACTGGGCAAAGCTTCCACTTCCAGCCTTCCCTGGAGCCAACATTCTTTCCACTGAATGGGTCTCCATTTGCAATCCTGGCAAATGGTCTTTGAACTCTCTGCTCTCCCACAATCTCTGAGAAGCTTGATTTGTCTGAACCAACCAGGGCAATAAAACCCCATTGGCAACAATGTAAATAAACATCACGGGTTTGGTCACCAGAATCAATGAAGGTTGCTTTGGGCTCAACATTGAACTCATCTGCTTTTGCCTTGATGTCTCCCCAGGTTTCAAGCCTTCCAGCCCACACCAATCTGCTTTTGCCGTCCATGTCCCAAGCCCTCACAACACACCAGGCATGGAAGCCGCCGGCCTCTTGAATATCACAGGCCATGACAAGCTTCTCACCCATGTTCACTTCCCCAAGTTTATATTTGCCTGGTATAATCTCTACCCTCTCTTGGTCATGCTCCATCCAAGGTTCTGCAAGAACCCTGTTCACAAAGTCCTGTAGCCCTATAATTCCGCTGTGCTTGTCCTGTAGGAATTTAACTGCCAAGCTTCCAAAGGTTACCCAGGGTGGATACAGGCCATTCAAATGGTAAGACCTTCTGCCTGGTTCACCCTTGGGGTTGGTTGGTCTCCACTCACCCTCTCTCAACATCATTGTTTTGTGTCCATCTCTAATTGGCTTCTGGCAGTTTTCACATTCATAGTAGGCTGAATTTTTTACAATCCCAAAGTCATACACCCCATCTTCAAGCTTTGCCTTTTCATCCCACTTCACCCTTTCCCAAATAAGCTTTTGTTTGTGGCCACAATGGGGGCATGGAACAAAAAAGAATCTCATGTCTCCCTTCTGCCACTCTGCCCAGATAATTGAATCTGCTGTGGTTGGTGTGCTAGTGGAAACAACCAAGTGGTTTGGATATGTTGCAACTCTGGCTTCTGCCAACTGCAATGCTCCAGCTTCTTTTGAGTTTGTGCCGTCAGAGAATTTATCAACCTCATCGAGCATCAAAAGTGAAACCGACCTGGAGGAAAGATTGGCTGGGCTGTTTGAGCCAACAAACCAAAGGCTCATCTTTCTAAAGTGCTGTTCGAGTATCTTTATTTTATCTGTGTTCTCTGGCTTTTCCTTTGCCAGGATTGGGCAATCGTCCACCATTGGCAACCACCTGGTTTCTGAGAATGATCTTGCCAGTGCTTCAGATGGCATCACCCAAAGTGCTGGGCATGGTTCAACTGCCAGCCTGTAGGAAAGCCCTGCAAGAATTGTGGTTGTCTTGGATGTCTGGGCTCCCCACACCAGGGTAATTCTCCTAACAGAATCATTCCCAAATGCCTCCAGGGGCTCCCTCACATAGGGCGTAAGATTTGTGCTGTACGGGCCTGGAATGTTTGTGATTCTTGGTGAAAGAACCAGACTCTGCTCACACCATTCTGAAATTGATAATTGCTTCTTGGGAATCAAGAAGCTTTTCATGAAGGGCACAAGCTTCATTCATCTCTTAACCAGATAATCTTTGGCATATGCCCAAGCTGGGTTCATATGGATTTGATGATGGCACTCGAAGCACACCGCCAAGAAAAACTCTACCTCGTTGAGCCTATCCCCAAACCTCCCTCGCCTATGGTGAACTTGGCTCGCCATCTTGCAACGGCACACTTGGCAGGCTGGATTGTTGGTTAGAAACTTCTCTCGCACATCTTTATAGACTTCGTTCTGGCCTTTTCTCTTTGCAGATACTCGGCGTAGTTTCCCACCTCGCTTGAGAGGGGTTTTGCGTTTAAGTGGAGAGCGTTTCATCGGTCAAAGTATGGAAGCACTATTCCAAGGATTGCGATTGCCACCAGCAGAACAATAAAGCATTCATTCATTTGAATGCCTCATCTTCTGTTTTTTGGATTGTGAGCATCAATTGATCTACTGCATCTTGGATTGCTTTTTTGGAACATTCTGGGTCGCTTGGGTTTGCCCTGGTTGCGACTGACGATGGCATAGCATCCAGTAGTGAACGGATTTGAGAGAGGAACTTAGAAAGAGTTTCTTGAACTTCGTCTGCCGAAAGTGTTTGTCGAAGCCTAGTCTTTTCTTCTTCATGGCATCTCCTGGCATCTTCATATCCTTTCCTTGCTTCATTGTGGGCATGGATTGCGGCTTTGATGTGGAAGATGTTGTCTGTTTTAAGGGCTTTCCCAACCTTCCTGGCCGCTGATAGTTCAATTCTTTCTGCCCTAAGAACTCTGCCCAGGCTTGTTGTTGCTGATATATCCTCATCAGAAAAACCTGCTGGCTCTGGTTCTTCCTGGTTCTCTTTGGTTGGCTCAACTGGAATGGCGTGCTTCTTGGGCATCTTCATGTTCTCCAGCCTCCATCTCATGGCTGAAGCTTCTGATTCCAGGGGCATTCCCCTTTTGACCATTCTTGAAACCTGCCCTGGGCTGTATCCCCATTTCTGGCAAAGCTCTTTTTGACTTATCATAAACTAGTTTAACTGCTGAAGGGTAATCTTCATTCATCACAAAGGCTTGCCACAGGCTTGGCATTTCTCACCATCTTCTTTTTTGCCCTCATCCTCTGGGGCTGTTTGTTCCATTAACTCTGCCAATTCATCTGCACCAAACCCTGTAATGTCTAAATCAACTTCTCCAGTGTCTAACTCTTCAATTAGGTCTTTGAGTTGTGGTAGGTCAAACTCTCCACTCAGTTTATTCAGTGCGATGTTTGCTGTCTTTTCTTTTTGTTCATCCAGCCACACTGCCCAGACATCTACAACATCAACTCCCATGGCCATATAACATTTTAGCCTTTGATGTCCTCCAACAACCCTGCCTGTTTTTGCATTCCAAGTAATGGGCTGGAGATTCCCCAACTCATGCAGAGATTTGGTTAATCTGCCCAGGGCATCTGAAGAAATTTTTCTGGGATTGTATGAGGCTGGTAAAAGTTCAGAGATTTTTTTCTGAACTAGCATTGGGTATTTTTGTTCTTTATTCATAAATCTTTTTATATCAGTTTTTTACAATATGGTTTTTCAAGAAACTCTCACAAAATGATCGTGGCTCGGAACCTGCCACCCAGAAAAATGACATGTAAAAAGTTATCTATGTTTTTTATTGACAACAACTTACAGAACCTATTACTTTTTACGTCATAAGTATGGGTATTATCAACAACCAAGCTTCTGTAAGTGCCACCTCCTTGTGTAAGTGCCTTAAAATCAAGGGCTCGGTTTTGCCTTTTCTTGCCTTTTATAAGGCCTTGATATGTAGCCCTTAGCAAGGGGGCGGGCCTCCAGAGGGTGGCAAATGGCATCAAATGGGGTGGCTTCATGTGATCTTTTTACTCAAGAGAGTACCCCTTTTTCTCGTTTAAGGCCTTTATATGCATGTATTTAGCTGTTTGGTTGGGGTATTGGCAGGTCATTCTGGGGGCATTCCATGGGTGGGCTACCGTTTATTTGTTGCCCAGATGGGGCATCCAGACACCCCCCCCCATAATAGGGGCTGTGGTGTCCATGCCATTGCTGGCTTGGGCAGGGCTTGTGGCGGGGCTCCCAGGTGGCTTGGCGTGGCTTCCTCACAGGCTCCCACCTGCCTCTACCCATGCCTCTACCAGGGGCTTGGCTTCCTCAATAAACTCTAGCCTTTGTGCTTCTGACCAGGCCGATGGGCTCTTCTTGGTTACCCACTGCTTGGCCTTAAAGACATAGGCTAACCAATGGGCTTGTGGTCTAGGGCTTGAGCCTTCAATGGGGTCTGGCAAGATGCCTGCCCATAGGCACAACTGCTTGAGTTCACCTGGCTTTGGGCTGGCCAGCATGGCCTTGGCTTTGGCCACCCTCTCCAGGCGTCTGCCTTCCTCACCGTTTATGCCTCCAAATTCCAGCACTGCCTCCAGGTCTAGCCCCTCACTCCTGGCTGATAAGAGCAGTTGCCCTGCATCGGCGGCCAGGCTGATGGCTTCTGCCATGTCCTGGATTGCCTGTTCCCTGGCCTGGCGTAGCTTGCCTACCGTTTTTTGTAGCTCCATTCCTACATGCTTTTCATTGTCTATAACCATAGCCTTACTCATGTGCTTGTGTCTCCTTGTTATGCAAAGGCTTCCCATGGCATTTGTGCCTCCTGGGCTACCTCTGCTGGTGGTTCCAATTCTGCAAACCTGTATTGTGCAAAGCCTCTTTCAGCATGGGGTGGCACACTAGAGCATGGGTTCTCAAGCCCTTGCAGATAGACCACCACCTCACCAGGCTGGTTGTCCAGGCCAATGCCTATGCCCATGTCCCTTACGATATATACCCTGTCCTTGATGGGAAGGCTGGTGTAATAGACCAGGATGTCTGTTGGGAACCTGTCATCCAGGCACACCACTTTGCTCCCAGACCTCACTTTTTGCCCCTCCCTACCGTTTTTTTAATGCCCTTTTCCCAGGCTCCCTTCGGCCATTTGGGGCATTCATGGCGTCTCCTCTGGTGAATCCTAAGAGCCCTCTCCTTGTAAATCTCCCTAACCCTTTGAGACCTCTGCACCCTTAACACAAGCCCTGTTCTTTGGGATAGTTCAGACAACCTGGCTGATAAAGCCGCCCTGGTGTAGGGCTTGCCTGTCAGTGGGTTGATGTATTTCCTGGCAATGCTGGTGAGGCTTTCTGGGCTCCTGTTGGTAGCCAGGGCAAGTAGTGCCTCATCCAAGGTATCATCCCTTTTGGTTCTGAGTAGCGGCCCACTAAACTCAGCCTGGATGGTGTCTTGAATCACTTGGGCGGCCAGTTTGGCCAGTTCATCCAGGCTTATGGCTGGGTTCATGCCCTTTATCTTGGAAAGCCTCTCTTTGACCACATCCTCCATGGTATCAATTTCTGAGGCAATATCTGGGGTGTAGCTGGCCAAAATACTATCTGCAGGGTCTTGATTTCCAGGGTTCATACCGTTTAATTTTCCACTTCTACCCAGGCATACCTGCCCACCCTGTTCAGTTCTACCATTGCTTGCTTCTGGGTTGAGAAAAACAGGTCAATTACTGGTGCTTTGCCATAGCTTGCCTTCTTTGCCACTACTGCTGTGCCAGTATCTTTAGCCACATAAGTTTTGCCATTCACCTTTACCCTGGAGCCATATTTGATGATTTTTGGGTCGACAGCACAGGTCTTGCCACTCACAAGCCTCTTTCCTGTTGAACTTTCATACCTGGATGTCCATTCATCTTGCCTTGGGTGAGCCCAGTAAGCTGTAATTCTGGCCTTAATCACCTTCTTGGGCTTGATAATAGGCTCAACAAGGATGTTGGCCGCTTGGCATGGAGCCAGAATAGCAATAATCATTGCCAGGAACCTCATATAGCCACCTGTTCTGCATCAATCCAGTGTGCAAATCTCTTTGGCTTAACAATCTTACCGTTTTTTTCTAGCCACCTGGCGTGGTATTGGACTGCTCCCTGGCCAATTTTAAGGATTTTAGCAATGACTGCTGTTGGAATGCCATTGATTAAAAGCACTGCAACTGCCTGTCTGAGTAAATCTATGCGTTCTTGAGTTCTGTTCTTAGCTGTAAGCTTCTTAAGTTCTGTGTCGTCTGCACAGAGTTGAACTAAAAGCCTCCCAGCCCTAAGTTGTGCTGATTCAATGGGCATATATTTGTCCTAGCTTTGGAGTTTGTGGTGTCAATGTTTGTGGTTTATTGGTCACAAGTTACCCACAGGCTTCCTATATTGCTCTGATACAATCATTGGGGTTGTGTTCTGCCACTTAATCAAATGATGAATCCTTGGGTTGCTGGTGTTCATCATGGAAATCCTAACACTAGATGGGTGCATCATCACCGTAGTGAATGCTTTGCAGTATGTTCCAAACCTCAAATACATATCAGTGATTCCATGCTTCTGACTCTGGGTGGCTGTTTGAACCAGGCTGATCATGGGGATAGTGCCAAATAGCACTCCCCTGGAGCCCAAAGTTACGTACGTATTTACGTCCTCATTCATTGCACCAATAAACTGGAATGGCCTATCTGTTGAGCAGATGAATGAGTTCATGCACTTTCTGATAAGAGGCTTCTTGGTTGCATACTTATTTTCAACACCACCAATGAAGTCTCCACCCTGGGCAAATGCCATGCTTGAGAATCCTGTTGCCTTATAGAACTCAAGGTAAAGGCCAAGCACAGCATCTAGGTTGGATACATAGTGAACCTTCAGCTTCTCACCACACCTGCTCACATACCTGTATTCAAATGATATGTAGTCATCGTCCAGTTCCATGAAGTATTTTATGCCAAGGTCTTTGGCTATTTTGAAACAGGCATTCCTAGCATGGGTAATTGTCCTTCTTTCATCGAAGTTGTTTCCCTCATCAACCTGGTCTGCCATCTCTTTCTTATTAAATACAACCACTCTATCCTTGCCAAAGTTGGCAATGTATTTGTCCAGGGTCTTGTCCTCATCATCAACAACCAGGTAAAGCCTTCCAGTGTAGCCACACTCTTTTAGCGTGGCCATAGTCTTTATATTGGTTGGCCTACCATGAGTTAGGATAAAGATGGCAAAATCATTCTGCATGCTCAAGGTACTGGTTCCTTATCTCATCACATAACCTCACATAGCCACTCTCAATTGCCTTGCCAAAGTCTATAATAACCAGGGCAGACTTTTCCATAAGGGCTTGGGTCTCTGGTGAGGCATGGGCATAATAGTCTGCAATCTTTTCATAATTGAAGACGCTGTGCCTTTTGGCCGCCTCAATCAGAAACTCCTTCTCGTCCTGGGGAATGGATGATGCAAGAACTTCTCTGATGAGGCTGTTGGATTTTGAAATGTCCACAAGTTCCAGCAGGTGTGGCTTCTTTTCACTTGGCTTATAAACAGGAGCCTCAACCTTTGTGGAGTATTTTGAATCATCCTGGTCTAGCTCAAGTTCTGCACCAAAGAGGCTGGCCTGTTTTGCAATGTTCACTGATTGCTCCAGGCAATTTCCCAGCCCTTGTCCGATCTCTTCATGATTCTTGCTGGCTTCTCTGGAACATTAGCCATTGCGCTTTCTAGTGTTGGGTAAGCCTTTGGCAGTTCCTTCCAGCAGAGCAGGTCTTGAACCTGTATCTTGAACAGAACAACCTCTTTCCTGGTGCTTGGTAGGTCTTTAATCAACATAGTATTGGCTCACCTTCTTTCCTGTTTCAGTCTCCACATCCCTGCTCTTGATTGCAATACCATTCTTTTTAAGGTCATGGATTCTGCTTGCCAGCCTAAAAATCCCATAAAGCTTCAATGCCTCCAGGGATGTGATGGGCTTGCCACTCTGCAAGTGTGACAACACCTGCTGGCACTGCTTGGAACCTATTGCTTTGATGGGGTGGTGTGTTTGGGTGGGCTCAATAAAGTCCATGGTTAATTGAGAGGCATAGTGGTAGCTCATGACTTTGAACCTTTCAGTTTGTAGTTCTGCCAGTTCATGTCCCTGGCATTTAGAATTGTGCTATGGTCACAACCCCAAGCCCTGGCAATCACTGCGGCTGGGATTCCAGCATTGTATTGCTCTTTCCATAAAGCCCAGCGCCTTGCAACAACCTCTGTCTTTTTGTTTGCTGTTGCCCTGCATATTGTCTTGCCCTTCTTGAACTTCTTCCCTTTTGAATATGCAAGTTCCTCTGGGACTATGATGTTTGCAATCGCACCCTCCTCATTTGGGACTGAATCCTTCAGAACCATGCACGACTTTATCTGTGTAATCTGGGCTCCCAGGGCATTGCTTGCTGAATCAATTTTAAGCATGAGTTGTTCAAGTTTCTTCTCAAGCTCACCAACCCTGTAGATGGTTGCTGGTAGTGCTAGGTGTAGGTCATTCATGATGTTGGGGCTCCAGCTTTCTGCCATTCATTGAAGCTTGAAAATCCCATCACCCTGTAAAGGGGTGCTGATTCACAAGACGATTTGTATTGTGTTTTTGGTTTCATTGGTTGTGTTCCTTTTGTTTGGTGTGTTGTTTTGTTTCTTCTGAAGCAGTTCCTGGCGGCGGCTTGCCAATCCTTCACATGGCCTTTGCCCCCAACCTTCCATCCATTGGATTGGTAATGGTCATAAGCTCCCTCAACTGAATCTCCAAACCATCCAATAGAAGTTGCATATTCAGACCATTCCAAAAGACTAGGGCGTATCGCCCTTTCTATATGTATTATCTTATTCTTACTCTTATTCTTATTCTCCCCCCATCTTTGCTCAATAGATGCCTCATCTTTGGTTGATAGATCATCCATCTTTGCCCCATCTCTGCGCCTATAAGCCTCCATCTTTGAATTGATTTTATTCAATCCTTGTGCAACTCCTTGATGATGAATGGCTCCATCTTTAAGCTCAAAGACTCCAGCCTTTTGTAGCTCATCAACCAGATGCCCAGACTCCTGGCCAACCATTCTGCTTATCTGTTCTTTGGTTGGGATGTTGCCACCAATCACTAGGCTTCCATTGCTGTTGGCCTTATACATTAAGCATACCAGGTGAATCCATAGCCCCCTGGCCTCCAGGCTAACCAGGGAAAGCTTCTCATTGGAAAGCCATCTGTTTGGCTCAAATGGGAACCAGAAACTATCTTTGCTCATTTCTTTTTAACCTCTTTCCAGACATCAAAGCCCTTGTCGCAATCTACAGAAAGCAACATCAGCTTCTGGTAAAGCCAGCCACCCCAACGCCAATGACAAAGGGTGACGCTGACTATATCACCAAGGTGATAGAATAGGATTGAAAGCAACTTCATTTCTTGGCCTTTTCCATATCTATCTTCTGATATTTCTTGGCTCTTTCCAATAGTTCTTTAGTGATACGATGGCTATAATCCAGGTGACTGATAATGTCCTTGTAGTTTTCCCTCTTGGCATGGTCGAAGTCCTTAAACAAGTCCTTCAACCTTTTGGATACAATTGCATGGAACTCATCGACAAGCTTTAGTCTTTTTACACTCATTTCTTTTTAATCCTTTCCAGAATATCTTTTCCCAAATCCCACAATGCTCCGCTGACGAATATGATTAGGAGATAGATGCTCAAGCAACCTAAACCTATTACGAATAAGTCCCACAAAGCTTTCACGATGGATAAAAGGAAAGCTACCATTTGGGTGCTTTCGGCCAGGATGCCCACATCCTAACATTTGCTTCAGCTTCATTCCAGTTTTTAGAAACAAACTGACTGCCGACGAACCTACCACTAAGCACCTCACCATCAATATCCATGAGGACTCTTTCATTTTCTTTAGGCAACTCCTTTGATGTTTTCCATATCAGCATTGACCATTTGGTTTGTGCAATCTCCACATCAATAGCGGACATTTTGCAATCTCCTTATGGCAACAACCACATCATTCAAGACATCTTTGATGACTTGATCTTCAGTGGAGTCGGCAATCTGTTGCACAAGTTCAGCGCAACGATTACGCTCAACCTCTGATACCTTTGCAAAGTTCTCTCTCAGAATGTTTGGGATTTCCCCTAGCATCTGGGAGCCAATAGACTCTGTAGCATTAGAAAGGAATTTCGTCATTGGGATTTCCTTTCGCAATGGAGTCTGCTTCCATAAGAATCTCTGCTATGATTTCATTTCTGATGATGTCGTTCTTATATGGTTTGCCATCTGCTCCAGGCTTTAGGTCTTGCTTGCTTAACCATTCAAGGTAGTCCAAGCCCTTGTTACCAAAGGCGGCGATCTCTCTGAGAGTTGAACCCTTGTGCTTGCCAAACTTTAGCTCCATGTCCCTGGGCTCACCACCACTGGCCTTAACCACGACAGCATTTAGCTTGTTTGTTATGTCTGCCAGGTCTGCCTTGCTAATTGCATCTGACTTAACTGTGTCCAGTTTGATTGGCTTCTCATACTTGTCTGTGTTTATATCCTCAAAGCCTCCATGTGGAACCTCTTCGGCTGGCGTGGTTGATAGGCTCTTGTCTATCAGCACTACAATGTGGGCAAAGGCTGAACGACAAGCCCTGCTTATTGCCCTGGTCTGACACATAGCCCTTTTGGCATAGGTGGGACGATTTGCCCACATGGGCT